AGGTTGTTCGCGCCTCTAAATTTTTACAGCGTGACGAATAACACAAACTAATTTGAAAAATCAACCATTAAGTAATATTATTAGCGCACTGATGGAATTTACATTTTGATTGACGATAGGATTAAAGAAAGATTCTCGGGATTTGACGTTCTAGATAGGGACGGCAAGCTTTACGTTTATTGTGGGTCATCTTGCTGCTATGTTCAGCTTGATGAGTGGCCCTTAAATAAAAGGCTAATGCCTAGGAAAAAATGCTTGAGACCTGATGGATCAGAATGGCTAGGGATGAAAGTAAAAGACTTGCTTAGCCAAGTTCAATGTCCTGAATGCAACAAGTTTTATGATCGTATTGATTGGCCGACATTCCCTTCTAGTGGAATGCCAAGATCAAGTTGTTGCAAAACAACTGGCGATAACAGCAAAAAAAGATATTTGGAAAGGAAGATATTTTCAGGTAATCAAGAGCTATGGCTGTGTAGGAAGTGCGATAAACATAAAGACAAAGACTCATTCCATAAGTCAAAAGGATTACTGAGTAGCACATGCAAGGATTGTCATAAATTATTATACGGACACTGCATAGGGCCAAAAGAGCAAAAGAGGATAGATGAAGCAAATAAAATCAGAGAAGCCAAGATAGCTAAAGGCGAAGAGCTTTTGACATGCGAGCGATGTGGCGAGAAAACCAAGAGAAAAGACTGGCCTAAGTGGAAGAATTCTGGAACGAGATTGAACAAGTATTGCTGCTTCTCTGAAACGGAAAGAAGGGCCATCTTGAATAGGCTCAGAGAAGATGGGTATTCATTATGTTCTGAGTGCAATGAGACTAAACCTATATTTGATTTTCATATCAATGGAACCGACCTCAAGGTTATTGCAAGAAATGCGCGAAAATTAGAGGTTTAAGCTATGGCAGCAGCCAAAAGAGAAAAGAGCTTATCAATGAAGCGACTGATCACACACTGGATGGGGAAAATATTCAGCGCCTATTCGCTTCATTTAGCAAATGTCCTGTGTGCAAGGAAGAAATGAAACGTGAAGACAAGACTCTTGATCACATCGTTCCTTTGAGTAAAGGTGGAGCGCATTCCATATATAACTCTATAATCATCTGTCGCTCATGCAATTCATCCAAGCATGCAAAGAACCTAGAGGATTGGCTCTCTGATCTTCCTTGGTGGAAATTTGTTTCTTATTACGAATCAGTAAGAAATATTCCAGAGCTTGATCAAATACTTAAAAGGATAAGAAGATGGCTTCAACGGGCGGAGTAAAGATTGGCTCAAGCTATGATGAAGCAAGAACTAGAAAGGTCAACGCTGAGGCTGAGATAGCTGAGCTTGAACTAGCTAAAACAAAGGGGGCTTTGGCTATTGTTGATGAAGTTGTCTCAGCCTGGTCGGACACACTTAGTAGCTTAAAAGCTAAAATAACAACTATTCCATCAAAGGCAGCTCCGATTGTTGCCTCTGAAGATAAAGCAGGAGAATGTCAAAGAATTCTTGATGATTTGATTCGTGAGGCACTAGAAGAGTTAAGTAATTATGACCCTAAGATCGACGCTGGAAACACGCAAGGAGCTTCAGAAGCACCTGAAGAAGGCTATGCAAGTTCTGAAACCACCTCCGCGCCTAAGCGTAAGCGAGTGGGCAGACCGCGAAAGACGGCTGGACTCTCAAAGTAGTGCTGAGCCTGGTCGTTGGTACACTTCGCGCGCTGAGTATCAGCGTGGCATCATGGATGCTTGTTCCGATCCTGGCATTAGGGAAGTTGTGGTCATGGCTGGGGCGCAGCTTGGGAAAACGGAAGCGATCCTTAATATTATTGGCTACCACATGGATTACGATCCATGTCCTGTTCTGGTACTACAGCCTACGTTGGAGATGGCACAGGCTTTCTCGAAAGATCGACTCGCATCTGGACTCATTAAGGCAACTCCCGCCATCAGAGGTAAAGTCAAAGACCCTAGATCGCGCGATGCGAATAACACGACTCTTCACAAGGTCTTCCCAGGCGGAGCGATAACTATTGTTGGCGCGAACAGTCCTGCCGGTCTTGCTTCTCGCCCAATCCGATTAGTTCTCTGTGATGAGGTTGATCGATACCCGACTTCAGCCGGTTCTGAAGGTGATCCGATCCAGTTGGCGAGAAAGCGTAGCGCAACCTTCTGGAATCGCAAGATCGTCATGGTTAGCACCCCAACTAACAAGGGCGACTCAAGGATTGAGAATGCATTTGAGAAGAGTGATCAGCGCTACTACTACGTTCCTTGCAAGCATTGCGGAGAGCATCAGAAGCTAGCCTGGCAGAACGTCAGGTGGGATGATGGTGACCCAGATACAGCGTATTACATCTGCGAGCATTGCGGTTCAACGTGGAACGACTCTGATCGCGCTCACTCGATTGCTCATGGTCAATGGGTTGCGGAAGGAAACTTTACCGGCACAGCGGGATTCTGCATCTCTGGCTTGTATTCTCCTTGGACTCCGCTCTCTGATGGCGTTAGGGACTTCCTTAGTGTTAGGAAGAATCCTCAACAGCTTCGCGTGTGGACGAACACCTATCTTGGCGAAACATGGGAAGACGCTGGCGAGACTGTTGACGAACACTCACTCGCTGACCGTGGCGAAGACTACGAAGGACTGATACCGGAAGAAGTGGTGTTTATCACTGCTGGCGTTGACTGTCAGGATGACCGGCTTGAAATGTCATTGATTGGGTGGGGCAGGGACGATGAGTCTTGGGTTATTGATCATCGAATACTCTATGGCGATCCGTCTACGCCAAATATATGGAACAACTTGCTCTCACAGTTAAAGGCAACATTTGAGACACATGACGGACGCGAGCTAGGCATTAGAGCCACATGCGTTGACTCTGGCGGTCACCACACGCAAACAGTCTATAAGTTCTGCAAGCAGAACCAAGGGCATCGCATTTTTGCGATAAAAGGGATTGGCGGAGAGATAGGCAGCAAGCCAGTAGTTGGCAGACCTAGCAAGAATAATGCCCAAAAGTGTCCATTGTTCCCGATTGGCGTTGATACCGCGAAAGATTTATTATTTTCTCGGCTCAAGATTACTGAGCCTGGAGCCGGTTATGTTCACTTCTCAGATCACCTTGAAGAAGAGTATTTTAGGCAATTAACAGCAGAAAAAATCGTAACCAAATTTCATAAGGGGTATTCCAAGCGAACATTTGTTAAAATAAGGCAGAGAAACGAAGCACTGGATTGTATGGTGTATGCTTTATCTGCATATGCTATCCTTAATGTCAACGTAAATAGCGTTGCGGATCGGATGAGTGAGCGGAAGAACGTGCAGGAAAAGCAGCCTGACAAGAAGTCTCCTCTGGTAAGGGATGTTCCTAAGCGCAACTTCGTCAACGCATGGAGATGATAAGTGGCGAATCTGTTCGACTCGACTAATGCTATATCCGGTGAACCACAGCAAATCGTTGCTGGCGACTTCATCCAGTGGAAACGCGACGACCTAACAACCGACTACCCATCTGACTCTTACACTCTCAAATACTCTGCGCGTTTGCATGGCGAAGGCGCTGTTGAGATCGAGATTACAGCAGGGTCAGATCACTTGGTTCAGATTAGTTCTACGACATCAAAGAACTACAAACCAGGCATTTACTCATATCAAGCATACATCGTTAGAAACTCTGACTCTGCTCGCGTTGTGGTGCGAGAAGGAAAGTTTGAGATCAGGCCGAATCGAGATAAGGATGGCACTGATCCACGAACCTCAGCGGAAATCAACCTTCAGAAGTGTTTAGACGTATACGAAGGCCGCATAGGTAACGATGTTGACTCATATTCAATCTCTGGGCGATCTCTGACTAAGCTAAAGCCAGAAGAATTACGCAAAGAGATCAATTATTGGCAAGGAAAAGTCAACCAAGAGCGCAATAAGGCTGCTATCAAAGCCGGTAAAGCCTCTAATGCTACGATTAAGGCGCGGTTTCTATGAAGCTACCATTTTTCAGCCGTAAAAAGGCGCAGCCGGTCAAGCGTTACTATCAAGGCGCTCAAGTTGGACGGTTACTTGGCGGGATGTTCGGCTCTGCCGCATCTGCTGACTCTACGATTAGGCCAAGTCTGGCAAAACTAAGAGATCGTGCGCGCGATCTTGAACGTAACAACGAGTATGCTGCTCGCGCACTTGATCTAATCGAGAACGGTGTTGTTGGCGAACGTGGATTCAGCCTTCAGGTTAAAGGCTCTAACTTGGATGGTCGTTTAGATATTGCTGGCAATCAGTTGATCGAGGACCGCTGGAAGGATTGGTGCAAATCATGCACAACAGACGGAGCCATGTCGTTCCGCGATTTATGTGCGATGGTTGCGCGTGTCAGAAAGCGTGACGGAGAGTTCTTTGCTCAGATCGTCAAGAACTCAGCTTACTCAGACGGAATGGCTATTCACCCGATTGAAGCTGATCGCATTGACGTTGATAAGAATGAACTAAGCCCAAATGGTCGTCGCATCCGAATGGGTGTTGAGTTGGATGACTTTGATCGTCCGATTGCTTATTGGGTACTGAATTATCACCCTGGCGACTATGACTTCATGATGAATAAGCCAGAAAAGAAGTACACGCGCGTCCCTGCTGAGCAGATGATTCATATCTTCAAGAAGAAGCGCCCGGGACAGACTCGCGGCGATTCTGACTTTGCCCCTGCAATCTTTGCGATGAAAATGCTTGATGGATACCGTGACGCAGAGATTACAGCCGCTAGAGCGGCGGCTGCTAAGTTTGGCGTGTTAATTTCCCCTGGCGGAGACGGGATTGCTGACTCTTATGATGGCGACATTCCTGAGCTTAACTATGAAGCAGGAACTATCCAGTCATTACCTCAAGGTTACGACCTGAAGATGATTGATCCTACGCACCCTACCAGTGCGTTCTCTGACTTTAACAAGGCTGTTCTGCGAGGCATCGCATCTGGACTAGGGCTTTCTTACGAGTCACTAAGTAATGACTTGGAAGGGACTTCTTATAGTTCGATTCGCCAAGGCGCTTTACTTGAGCGCGACCAGTTCAAGAACGAACAGCAGTTCATGATCGAGCATTTCGTGGACAAGGTGTTCAAAATTTGGTTGCGGTGGAACATGGAGGTCGGTTCGCTTGCACTGAACGGCTTTCCGATTGGCGTAGACAAGTTCGACAAGTTTGGGCGGAATGCTCAGTGGCGTGGTCGTGGATTCCAGTGGGTTGACCCACTGAAAGAGATGAATGCTGCCGTTGTAGGGCTTCAGAATGGCATCCTGTCTATGCAAGATGTGGCTAACCATTACGGTCGAGATGTTGAAGAGACATTTGCTCAGATAGATCGAGACAAGCAAGTAGCTGATCAATACGGTATTCAGACAGCCTTTCAACCATTTGGCGCTCCAAAAGCACCCATTCAGCAAGACCTGTTACTTGATACGGAAGATGAAGAATGAGCTATAAGCCGACTGAAGGCATGATCACGGAAGCGGAGCGTGGACTTGAGTGGCGTAGAGAGTTTGGTCGCGGCGGAACTGAAGTTGGCATTGCTCGCGCTCGGGACATTTCTAATGGTAAGAATCTTAGTGCTGAGACGGTAAAGCGTATGTTTTCGTTTTTCAGTCGGCACGAAGTAGACAAGAAAGCGGAGGGCTTTCGCCCAGGTGAAGAAGGCTACCCATCCAATGGACGCATAGCTTGGGCTTTGTGGGGCGGTGACGCAGGGTTTTCTTGGAGCAGAAAGATTGCCGGTAGTCTTGATCGGGCAGCAGAAATATCTGAATCAGTTGAGAAGAATCTGCGGAAGCAAGCAGAGGAACACAATGAAGAAGTTGGAGACTCTAAAACGAAGCGTACCAGTTATGGGACTTTGGCTGCTGTATTTAGGCGTGGCGTTGGGGCTTATTACACTAATCCTCAATCTGTTCGACCCACAGTAAAGTCGCCAGAGCAATGGGCTTACGCCAGAGTTAAGTCATTTCGCTATGCGCTTCGCAATGGCAAGTTCCGTAGCGGAAAGCATGATACTGACCTACTTCCGGAGGGCCACCAAATGTCTAGCAAGGATCGTGCCATGGATTATGATAGACCGTATCCAAACGAGCATGCTGCTCGCATTCACGAGCCAGACAAGTACGAGGATTTTAGGCGTGATAACAACGCAGGGGGCGAAGGCATTGACTTCATCTACGGCATCTGGGAAGAGGAAGGTGACCGGAAAAGTGAGATACAGTCGATTCGTTTCGATGCAAAGGTGTATACTGTCACACAAGCGAAAGAATGGCTCGATGAAAACCAGTTCGATGCCATAAAGTTTGAGGAAGCAATGATGGATGAATCATCATATACAGAAGAGCGGCACATTATCTCGGCAACAGAAACCGATGATACTGTTATTGTTGTTTTCGGGAAGTCTGACAACTACGAAGGCTTAAATGAAATGCCAGAAGAGGTTGAGGCGGTCGAGCAAGCTGATGACGAAGAGCGTCAGGACTCAATGGAGATCGTTCACCGCAGTATGGAAATGAAGGGCGATGACATTATCAATGAGGATGAACGTCGGGTCCGCATCGTCATGTCTACTGAGAATCCAGTAGAGCGTGGCTATGGAATGGAAGTTTTAGATCACTCTCAAGAGTCCGTTGACCTTGACTGGATGAATAGTGGTCGCGCGCCCCTGTTGTTGGACCATGATATGGCACAACAGATTGGCGTTATCGAATCCGTGGAATTGGATTCAGCAGAGCGCAAAGTCCGCGCTATGGTTCGCTTTGGTCGAAGCGAATTGGCTGAGGAAGTGTTCCAGGATGTGAAAGACGGAATCCGACAGAATATCTCCGTTGGATACGCAGTCAACAAGATGGAGAAAGAAGGTAAGGATACCTATCGAGTGAAGTCTTGGCGACCTATGGAAGCATCCGTTGTTTCTATCCCCGCAGACAGTCAATCTCGCGTGGGCAGAAGCGCAGAAGTTCCTACTGAAACTGTAATCGAAACATCTGAAATTAAGGAGACTAAAATGTCTGAAGATGTAAACGTAGAAGCAGTAGCGGCTGAAGCGGCTCGCTCTGCTCAAAAGGAAGCGGCTCAAATCTTTGAGCTTGGCTCTCGTCACGATATGTCTGACAAAGCTGCTGAAGCAGTTAAAGAAGGACGTTCTTTGGCTGAGTTCCGTGGCATTGTCTTGGATCAAATTGGCAACAAGCCACTTGTTGCTGAAGACATTGGCATGACTCAAAAAGAAGTTAAGCGTTTCAGCTTGGCTCGCGCAATTCGCGCTCTGGCTAACCCTTCTGACCGTAAGGCTCAAGAAGAAGCGGCTTTCGAGTTTGAAGCATCACGCGCTGCTGCTGAAGCATACGGTGTAACTGCTCAAGGTCTTATGATCCCTGCTGACGTACTTCGTCAGTGGTCACAGCGTGACCTGAACACAACAGACGACTCTTCACTTGTACCTGAAGACTTCCGCGCTGGCGACTTCATTGACGTTCTGCGTAACCAGTCTTCAGTCATGCAAGCTGGTGCGCGTATGCTCCAAGGTCTGTCTGGAAACGTAGCGATTCCTAAGAAAGCAACTGCTGCTTCTGCTGGATGGATTGCAACAGAAGGCGGTGACGCTTCTGAGTCCGAAGCTACTTTCTCTCAGGTAACAATGACACCTAAGACAGTCGGTGCGTTCACTGAAGTTACTCGCCAGATGATGATGCAAGCATCACCAGACATCGAGGCACTTATCCGTGACGACCTGACTCAATCTCTCGCTTTGGCGATTGATTTGGGTGCATTAGCTGGTTCTGGATCATCTGGTCAGCCAACTGGTATCAAGAACACTTCAGGCATCAACGCTCCAACAGCGTTTGCCGCTGCGAACCCAACATTCGCAGAAGTGGTAGCGATGGAAACTGCTGTTGCAGAAGACAACGCTTTGATTGGTAACCTTGCATACATCCTCCCAGCAGGAATGTATGGCGCTCTGAAGACAACTGAGAAGGCAACTAACACTGCTCAGTTTGTTGTTGAGCCTGGCGGAACAATCAACGGATACCGCGCAATCGTATCTAACCAAGTAACAGCCGGTGATTTGTACTTCGGTAACTTCAACGACCTGTTAATTGGCATGTACGGTGGCATCGACATCTTGGTTGATCCATACACTTCATCTGCTTCTGGAACAGTGCGTGTACGCGCTCTCCAGTCAGTAGACGTAGCTGTACGCAACGCTGTATCGTTCGCTGTCAACAACGACGGTGCATAACGATTGAAGATGGGGAGCTTCGGCTCCCCTGATTCTTTGGAGACAATGCATATGAATTACCGTGTTCTTAGAGATTGTATTATCAAGGGCGCTAGAGCTAAGTCTGGAGATGTAATTTCTTTAGATGATCGAGTTGCTAAAGAGATGATGGCTTTAGGCAGAGTCATTCCTGATGCTGCAATGCCTAAGACTTCGGATAGACAAGTTAAAGAGGTAGAGTCCCGTGAGACAAACAGTGCGACTACTGCGAAAAACAAACCACGGACAAGCCGGGGACGTAGTAAGTCTTCAGCAGGAAACAGTAAAGCATCTTCTTGAGATAGGAGTTGCGGAGCTTCATGATGGATCAGTTGTTGAAGAGATTGTAGAAGATGCCAGTAGAGACGAGCCTGGACAGACTGAAGATTCTGAATGACTTTGGCGAAGACGTAATCACAAGCTCTAAGACAATCAAGGGAATCTTTGATAATCCTCACGAGAACTTATCAGCCGGTGGCGAGGTTCCTTTCTCGATTCAAGAGTGCTATGTCGTAGTAAGAACTGCTGACGTAACAGATGTTGGTCAGGGATCGACTTTAACTATCCTAGAGAACACCTATGCTGTCACTGATGTTCAGCCAGATGGCACAGGAATGACAACATTGATGTTGGAGGCCCAGTGAGCCACGTTCGTCAGCAGATTCGTGAATACTTTGAGACTCAGCTAACAGGGTTGACGACCACTGGCGCTAATGTGTACGCGAGTCGCGTATACCCGCTAGGCGGAGCCAAGCTCCCTGCGTTACTTATCTACACACAAAGCGAGTCCTTAGAAGAGACTTCTTTTAGCTCTCAGCGAGTTCAAACCAGGTCACTTGAAGTGATCATTGAAGGTTATGTAAGAGCGATTAGTAACTTTGATGACAGTCTTGATACAATCTGCAAGGAAGTCGAGGTCGCCATACTGGACGCGCCTAAACTTGGCGGATTGGCGATTAACACAACGCTCGACAATGTTGAGGCAATGTATTCAGGTGACGGCGAACAGCCTGTCGCTACGATTCGATTAACTTTCGCGGTACAATACCGCACAGAGACGGGGCAACCCGAAACTGCCATTTAAGGAGGCTTTACAATGGCTACAATGACTGCCGCTGACGGCGTGGTAATGGTTGGCACTCAAGCCATCGGACAGATTACCGGATATTCGATCGAGTACACTTCTGACACTGTGGAAGACACAGTAATCGGTGATGGAGCGCGTACTTACAAAGCAACCCTGAAGTCTTACACTGCTTCTATTGATATGATGTTTGACCCTGCTTATGCATCGTCTTATCAAGATGATTTTGTAGTCGGAACAGAAGTTACCTTAAAGATTTATCCTGATGGAGTTTCTGGTACTGTATTCTACAGTGGTTCCGCTATTGTCACTGGTCGCACTATCTCAACATCTGTTTGCGAAATGGTTACAGCTAGTTTCACGGCGCAAGGAACTGGCGATTTAACTGAAGCAACCATTTAAGGTAATTTATGAGTCTTCTTGAGAAGCTAGAGAGTGCAATCAAATCAGATTTGATTGAGATAGAAGTTGCTGCATGGGAGGAGACATTTTATGTATCTCCCATCAATGCCAAGGAGATGATAACGCTCCAGAAGAAGTTTCCAGACTTTCTGACTAACTCTTCAATGGAAGCAGCTGTTGAGCTAATCATGATGAAGGCCATGAACAAGAATGGCGAGAAGGCGTTTACGCTGGAGCATAAGCCTCTGCTTCTGCGTCAGAACTTCTCAATCGTCTTACAGTTCTATGCAGCCTTGGTTGGAACAGTTCTGCAAGAGGACCACGAAAAAAACTAAGGAACGACCCGCTTAGACTGAGTTTGTTTCGGCTAGCGGGTCACCTTGGTAAAACAGTGCAAGAGATAGAGTGCATCCCATACTCTGAATACTTAGAATGGGTTGCGTTCTTCAAGATTGAGGCAGAAGAGAATGGCAGCGGCAACTCAGAAAATCATCATCCACGCAGATGACCAGACTGGTGCAGCCATTGCTTCTGCAATCAGAAACTCTAAGAAATTAGACAATCAACTCAAAAAGAACACTGACAACATGCGTGGCTTTACCCGCCAGGGTAGAGCGCAAATGGGTCAACTCGGTCATCAGATGCAGGACGTTGCAGTTCAGCTTCAGATGGGCATGAACCCTATGATGATCCTTGGTCAACAGGGTTCTCAGATCGCAGCAATTTTTGGTTCAGGCGGTGCAGTCGTTGGTGCTTTTGTTGCCGTTGCCGCTGTTATGGGATCAGTATTTCTCCCACATCTATTTGAATCAAGCAGAGCGGCTGGAGAGTTTCATGATGAAATTATCAAGGCTGCTGGTGGCGTAGACAAACTAACCGAAGCCCAGAGAAGGTTGGCTGAACTTGATCTTCAGCTTCGCATCAGCGAGCAGCAGCAAGCAATAAAAGATGCAGAAAAATCAATAGATGACCTAAATAAAAAGATACTTGCTGTTGGAGAGCGCAAAGGCCAGATGCGAAGAAAGTCTGGTAGCGTTATTGAGGAGTTAAATGAGCAAGGAGTCACGTTAAATCAAACCTTAGAGTTGGCTAAAGCTGCACTTGCATCTACGCAAGAACAAATGCGAAAACTTACTGGTGACATGACATTTGCCGCTAATGAAGCAATTCGCTTAATGGAGTCAAATAAAATATCTAACAAAGCATTGGCGTCTTCTGCTTTAGCAGCTTTGGATGCAAGTGCTAATTTAGCCAAAATGTCTGAAGAAGAAAAAGATGCTGCGGACAAGGCTAAAATACTTGCCAACTCTTTTGAGCTAGTCAATATTAACTTTGGTCAACTAGCTGGGAATAAGATTCCAATGGCTAGCGACAAGATCACAGAACTGCAAACAAAGGTTCAGCAAGGCGCTGTGACATTTCATGAGTTGGACAAAAGTTTGTCTTTTGTAGCTATGAGCATGGATGATGTTGCCGAAAAATCAATCATGAATCTTGAAGATAATCTTGTTGGCCTGATTGATGGAACAAAATCAGTTAAGGATGCATTCAAGGATATGGCTCGATCAGTCATCAACGACTTGATCCGTATGACTATCCAAAGGCAAATTACGGCTCCATTGTTCGGAGCATTATTCCCTACAGCCCCAGGCGGGACGTATACAACCATACAGGGATCGGCATCACCTACCGTTGGCGGCTCCGATGTTCACTTCGAGGGCGGTGGCTTCACCGGCTTTGGATCAAGATCAGGAGGCGTAGACGGTCGAGGTGGGTTCCCTGCGATCCTGCACCCGAATGAGACAGTGATTGATCACACGAAAGGTCAAGGGATGGGTGGTGATGTGAGTGTTACTGTCAACGTGAATGGATCGGGCAACGCAAAGAATGACATAATGGAAGCTCTTCCATTTATCATATCAGCGACAAAGAACGCCATTATTGATAGTAAGCGCAGGGGCGGTTCATTCAATAGCGTGATGAGGACATAAGATGCCTGAATCGTATCCATTGATATTGCCATCTCAAGGAATCGCCAATATTTCTTTGATAGCTGAAAACCAAGTTGCGATCAGTGAATCAGCATTTACTTACAAGCAACAGGTCGTTAGACACGCAGGTCAAAGGTTTCGCGCAACAATCTCTTATCCTGCTATGAGTAGAGAAGAGGCAGAAGAAGTTATTTCTTTCTTACTTAGGATGCGAGGCATATTCGGGACTTTCCTGATGGGTGACCCAGCAAGTGCTATCGCTCGCGGCTCTGCTTCTTCATCGCCTGGCTCTCCAGTTGTTGCAAGTAATGGTCAGACTGGAGACGAACTTGATATATCTGGAGCCACGGCAAGTGCTACAGGTTACTTGAAGGCTGGCGATTACATACAGGTTGGTTCCTATATGTACAAGGTTCTTGAGGACGCGAATACGGACGGAGCCGGGGCTGCCACTTTAAACATCTGGCCTAGCTTGCGGTCTTATCCTAACGGGTCAAGTATTATTGTATCTAACCCAAAGAGCCTATTTAGATTATCTGAAAACACAACAAATTGGTCGATTGATACTGCTCAAATCTATGGAGTGAACTTTTCTGCTGTGGAGGCTTTATGAGTCGAAGTGGCGTTCCGTCTCAGTTTTCTGATGATTCTCTTGAGTTATTCCATGCTATTGAGCTTGAGTATGACGAAGAAACAGTCAGACTTTGCAATTATAAATACAATGTTTCAATAGCTGGTAACACATATTCCACACTGGGCCGGTTCTTGTCTATCTCTGAGGTAGATGAAAATGCACAGATTCAAGCAAGGAATTTAACGATCACTGTATCTGGCATTGAGCCAAATGAGGCGGGAGATGACGATACTTTCCTTGAGCGAGCAATGGAAGAAAACTATCAGAACAGGCCTGCAAGAGTGTATGTCTGCTCTATAACTGGCGGGACAGTATCAGCTTATCAGATATTTGGTGGCAGAATGGATACGATGAACATTATCGAGACTGGCAGTGGGACGCTAATCTCTTTGACACTTGAGAACCGGCTCAAGGACTTGGCTAGACCAAGAATCTATCGGTACACCAATGAAGATCAGCAGAATCTTTACTCTGGAGACACTGGGCTTAGATTTGTTCAAGACCTACAAGATAAAGCAATTGCTTGGGGTAAAAGCTAATGCCGTTTTGGGAGGAAATAGAGAAGCTTGGTGGCGGCCTTGAGGATGCACTAAGCGATCCATTAACCTTAATTGTTGCTGGCGCTCAGATTTACGCAGGAAATTATGCGGGCGCTGCGACTACGATAGGTTTAAGTGCCTCAAGCCGATACTTGGCAGCACAACAAGAATACAATCTTGACGCGATCACTGGCACTGATGTAATGACTCGCTCACCGATCTCTCCAAGATCAATTGTTTATGGGCGAACTAAAGTATCCGGCCCGATCCTATTCTTGGAAACAACTAATGCTAACCAGAAGTTACACATTGTTGTCGCATTAGCAGGACATGAGATTGATGCTGTTGAAGAAGTTTACTTTAACGATGTAAAAGTTGCTGAAAACTTATCGGATGGTACTGAAGTAAGTGCTGACTCAGGAACAACCCCAAACTATTCTGCTAAAGCAAAGATAACAGCGCATTTTGGCTCATCAACTCAGACAGTCGATGCAAACCTTCAATCCAGGACAAGTATTGGCGGCACTGATCACATGAAGGGCATCGCATACATATACTGTCAATTAGAATACGACAAAGACGTATTCGCTACTGGTTTGCCAAACATATCTGCTGTTATTCGTGGCAAGAAAGTGGCAGGAATATCTGGAGGCTCTAAAACATCTGCAACTTGGACGACAGACCCAGCAAGAATCATCTTAGACTATATTCAGGATTCAACTTACGGGCTGAATGCTTCTGACTCTGAAGTAGATTTGACTTCATTTGAGGCTGCATCTGATATTTGTGTTCGTCAAATTTACAGCGAAACGTATTCGCAGAATGAAGACACTTATTCAGCTAATGGGGTCGTGGACACTAGCAAGGACCCGCAGCGGATTCTTGAAGACTTACTTACTTCTTGTTCAGCCAAACTTGTCTACTCTAATGGTCGATTCAAACTTATTGTTGACCCGATAGATGACAATATAACAACGATTAACACGGCTATTACGCCAAGCCTGTCTCTTGGCATGGATGAGTTTATTAAAGGGTTCAACGTCCAGACAAGAAATGCAGGATCAAATCAATACAATGCAATCAAGGGAACATTCGTCGATGCTGCAAACAACTATCAGCCAACTGATTTTCCATCACAGACTTCAGCGACATTTGAGACGGAAGACAATAGTGAAAGGACGTTTACTGATATTTCTTATCCATTCACTACATCTGCCTCAACTGCTCAGAGAATGGCTAGGACTGCGCTGTATCGACACAGAGAACAAATCGTTCTTGATGTGGCGTGTAATCTAAAGGGGTTCTCAGTCGATGTTGGTGACTTTGTATCTGTCAGTATCCCAAGGTTAGGATTTACAAATAAAACATTTGAAGTTCTGGCTTGGAGCTTCTCAGCAAATCCAGATGATGTTTCAGTGTCAATGACACTCAGGGAAATATCTGCTGATGTATTCTTCTGGACTCCTTTGGTGGACGAAACAGTATTCACAAGCAATAACACTAATCTCCCGCTTATTTCTAGCGTTTCTGCTTCAGGCACAACAGGGGCAGCCATATCTGGCCAGATCATCAATGATGCAACGGTAGACACGCCTCAAGTGGCAAGTAATGCGATTAACGATGTGTTGTCATCAACCGCAGCGCAGGTGACTTCTGGTGGCGTCTATGTAACTGCACCATTCGTGACGACTGATGAAAACGCTAGGGAAGCGATCAACGCAGGTAATTTCCCAACGGACTTTGTGACTGGCCCAACAGTCAGTTTCACTGTTCCATCAACCAATGTGCCTGATCGCCTGATGCTGCAAATTATTTTTACTGGTTACAATGTTCAGATGTCTCAGTCAACGCCAACCTCAACAGGTGGTAACTATGATTTGGTTCTGACTGATCACTCCTTGGCTATTCAGACACTGTTTAATGGAACTCAGAAAAGCCTGGTTGCACATGATGCACACACATTCTTTTGTCTTGGTGGCTTTCCGCAGCAGGTCGTTAGTGCAGGGGCGTCACCTCGCATACTGTTCTTTGAGAAAGGAACTGACTACAACGGCGGCGAAACGATGCAGATCAAGTTCTTCCTGCACTTCTACGAAGAGATTGCGGGCAATATGAAAGTCGCATACAACACAGCATACATTCAATGTTATCTCAGTGAGATCAAGCGATGAAGTTCAACTTCTTTGAGTATGACGAAACCGGAGAAATGGTACAGGCGGGATTTTGCCGTGACCCACAGACCCAAAGGTCTGGATGTGCAATAGGGACGCTGCATGTTCTACCGGAGGCTGTTTAC